TAAATTTTTTCTGTTTCTTAAGCAACTTGTTTAGTTGATTCTCTGTAGATAAAAAGACTGGGGAAAACATTAATCAACTACTTCAACAGTACCACTTGCCACCGCTTCATCCACTCCTGTCAAGTTACCCGCATCATCGAAGGTAAATCCCGAAGCCGCATACTCATCCTTATTCTCTTCCATATGCTTTACTAGATCGTCAGTGATCTGCTTCTCCAACGCCTGCACTCCTCTAAAAAAGATAGACCGAATGAAATCATTCATTGGGATCTCCTCAGGCTTGACAGAATTAGCAAAGGTTCTAAAGGCTTCCGCCTCTTCTTGGTTTAACTTTAATTGAAATTTCATTCTATTCCTACTCCGTTCTACTAGTTTAAACTTCCAACCATTTGGATTAAAGGTAAATTTTAGTTCCTTTTTCATGATCAGTAAACCTATTATAGTGCAAAGGAGAAATAAATGAAAGACAATTATGAATTTGATGAACTTTGCATAAAGCCTAAACGAAAGAACAGCCGCACCAAAGGCAATACTTTTGAAAGACAGGTAGCAAAGAAACTAAATAATAGATTCAAGACTACAGAATTCTCAAGGAGTCCTGGATCAGGAGCCTTCGCAACAACTCACAAACTTCCAGAACATCTTAAAATTTATGGAGACTTGATAACCCCACAAAAATTCAAATACTGTATTGAATGCAAAAAGGGATACAATAATTTAAATTTATATAGTTTATATAATTATAGTTCAGAGTTTTGGAAATTTATAGAGCAATGTGAAAAAGATTCCAAGAAATGTAACAAGATTCCCATGGTCATCTTCAAGCAAGACAGGCAACCTACACTAGTCATTATACCTCAAGAGGTTACCGTGCCAGAACCCATTAAATACATAGACATACACAAAAATAAAACTTATAGAGTTTATTTATTTGACGAATTACTTAAGTGCTGGGATTCTATGTGGTTTGATTAAGAAGGGTCTCAAATAATTGCTGTTGATATTTTAAGAAATTAGTTAATAAGTCTTCATTCGTAGAGCCCTTCGGACACGCCTTCTTGTTGTCCGTATGTCCGTTGCCCTCTTTGTCTAGATGGCTTGATACCCCTACGCCCTTCGGGTTCTCCCAGAATAAAGAAGTAGCTCCTGAGCTACGAACTTCAATACTAGCTTTCAATCGAGGCACCCACTGATGCTTCCCCTTTATCACCTTTCCTGCTTTATCACATTTAGGAACTTGTACTTCAACACTAATAGTTTTTCCTTTAATACTTACTCTAGTTGTTTTGGGTTCTCCCTGAAGTCCTGCAAGTACAGAATCAATTTCCGCATTATTTAATAACACACCCTGATCACTACCTTGTAATCCTCTTTTTAATTTTAAAGTTTCTTGTTCTGCTCCTGTTCCAAACATAATGGAGCCTATTATCCAATCAATTTTCTTTTGAGTGGTCACTACATGAGAGCCTCCTCCACGCTGTTCAAGACTGTCAGGAATGAAGGGCTTCTTTTTCTTCCCCCTTCCTTCCATCTTTGCACTGCCCTCTCCTCCACGGAAAAAGGATGCAAAAACACCAGACTTTACTTTTCCTAAGATATAATCTCTAGCTTCAGCCATTGTTGTTTTTGCAGGGGGTTCTGCTGGTTTTGGAACTGGCTTTCCTCTACTCAATTTAAGAGTACCATCTTCTTCTTTTTGGTATACATCAGTAGGATCATCTAGCTCTATGCATTGTCTCATAGCATTAGCACGTTTCATTCGTGAAGTACAATCCTTCATATTTTTCTTGCCTGAGATCTCTTTTCCATCACTATCTGTCCAACTACCTTGTGATTTAAGGCCGAACTCTTCATCAAACTCCGCTTGTTGTTCTTCTGACATTTCTGTCCCAGCGAACATTGAAGGAAGGAGAGGGTCAGTCGTTATACTTGGGCAACCATCAACCTCACCTAACCACTTATTTATTCTCTGAGTAGCCTTCGTTCTCCATTTTTTTCTTTCTTTCTCACTCAGTTCCTTCCAGTTGGCAGGAGGAGTTAATTCGTCAGTAATGGCCTGCTCCAACTCTTGAATTTCCTTTTGAGCCTTCTCTCCATTTTCAATAACATCATCACCAAAGCAAGCTTTCATTCTATCTGTTGTTGTTTGTTTGAATCTGCCTCCAAACTCAGTGAGATCTGTCTTCTCTATTTGTTCTTCCTCATCCTCTTCTTGCTCCTGTTCCGCTTCCTCTTCCTCCCCTTTTTGTTTTCGAATTGCTGCCTCCACAGCAAGTCGATAAGGGGGAACAGGATTTGGGTCAGTACTATAAAAAGAAGCCATTCTATTCAGACTCAATTGCCCCGTCTTATGCTTGCCCTTATTTAAGTCTACTAAAGTTTTTAATTCTCGATCCATTTGAACACAATTACAATCCTCTCCATCTTCACAAGGAACATATACCTCTTTGTCTTCTTGTTCAAATAGGGCTTCTCCTGTTAGAGGATCTGTTTGAGGTACCCCATCCATTGTCAAAGCAATTTTATTTCCATTATCATCAAGTCGTGGAAAAGATCGTGTCTCTTTTTTTACGGGACGAACCAAACTATCGAGAGCAGCCTCAATACCCCCTATGTCTCCACACATTTTTTCATATGAATCCCTCTGCTCTTGAGATAACATCCTCCTTACTCTCTCTTTAACTTTATCTCTTATACCTGTTGTCGGGGTTGCCTCCGCTGCTTCATTAGTAGGACCCTCACCTCCCTCACAAAAGATATCTTTCATATCAGCTTTAGAACCAGGGTCACTACCTCTCTCCCCAGTTATAGGATCTGATACCCCCACAGCGTCTACTTTTACTAAATCCTCTCCAATATCTCCAAAAAATTCGGTTTCTTGGTGCCTGTTTGCTGTCATAGTAAACATGATAGCACGTAGTTCTAGCTCAATCATTTCCTCATCAGCAGTTCCTGGGGTTGCCAAAGCTGCCTTATACCTCGCGGACATAGTTTTAAATTCATTTAGAACTCTAGCTTCACAAGCTTTTCTTTCTGCGTCTTGTTGTCGTTCCAATTCTGCCGTTGCGGCTGCACCCGTTAGCTTTTCTGTGCCACACAATTGAGTTATTGCAAATTGTACGAAAGCTGCGGCTCTAACATCTTCTGCATTTGCTATTAAACCCCCTGACCCTGTAGCTAAATCTGTGCCTACTAGGAAACTTCCTAACAATTGTTGTGGGTCTACACTCCCTGTACTTATGGCTTCTTCTAGTTGACTCACTAACTTTTTTCTTGCGGATTCTTTTTGTTCGGGTGTAGAGTCCTCGCCAAACAAGATACTTATTGATACGCCTGCTTCTGCGGCTGCTTCAGCCCCACTACCCCTTACAGCATCCACTTTTCCTGATCTAATCTCTTCAAAGAGCTTTGCTTGTTCCCGTGTAGTAGGCCCATCAGGTACCTCGTCAGCGTCAGCAGCCATTCCAGCCTCCTCGTTACTTTTTCTTTGGCTATCTGTTAGCGATTGAATAGCCTTAGATATTGCTGGTTGAGTAGGTTTAGTCTCTCCACACTCTGCTTGTTGTTCTGTAGGTAAATCACTACCCCTTCCCAACAAAGCAGGAAGAAAACACATTTCAACCCCACCCTCATCTGTCGCAGGCACATCGGGTAAATCAGCCACAGTGGTACTCCACACAAGCCCCCCAATAATGACATTACCTCCCTCTATCTGGATTAATCCGTGCTCACCAATCAAATTATTGAGTCTCTCAGGAGTAACCCTAGATGGATTGTGTTGCATATCATGAAGAGCCTCACAGGTAGCTCTAAATCCCTCTAGACTTTCCATAACCTCTTCATGAGTTTTATTAGGTCCTTGAGTTTCCCGAAAACGATTAAGGTTATCCACCAAAATTTGTATCTCTTCACCACCTTCTTCAGGATCCATGAATACATCTATCTCATTGGTAAGTATCTTAATTGCCTCTACTTTTTCATCAATCTCTGCTTGCTGCTCTTCAGCCATTTGTGCGTCTAAATAAGCAGCATACTCTTCACCTGATATTCTTCCATCACCATCCAGATCTGCTTCATCAGCCTCAGGTGAGGCTTCTAAATCTTCGGGTGATTCGGGAGGAGGTACTTCTGCTGGGGCTTCTCCTGGTGCCTCTTCCCCTTCTGCTCCTGGCTCCTCTTCGGCTCCAGCTTCTGCTCCTGGCTCCTCTTCGGCCTCTGCTCCCGCTTCTGCTCCTGGTTCCTCTTCGGCCTCAGGAGAAGGTGCCGCATCTTGTGGGTCAGGAATATCACCAGTCTTTTTACCCTTTGCAAACCAACTAATGAGAATATCCTGTGCCTTGGGATCTAGCTCCTCCCAAGAATTTGCGGCTCCAGGAGGCTTTCCAAAAGGTCCACCCATTAAGGAAGTCTTTTGCTCTTTATTTTTGTAAATATATAATGGACCACCCCCTTTTTTACCTGAATCTTCATATTTTGTATCATCTCTTTCAGGTTCCGCATTCTGAAATGCTGCCTTCGCATCTGCCTCTCCCTTGCGCTCCTCTTGCTCATGAATTGACAGTTTAAATTGTCTCTTTCGTAAGAGGGAGTAGCTTTTTAGTAGTGCATAATAATAATCCATCTTTTATATTATAGAAAAAACCCAACCCAGAAATATCCAGGCTGGGCAATTTCCAATCTCATTTTATTTTATTGTTTTATAAAGCGATCATGCTGTAGAAGGAATAGCAGTATCCGCATCATCATGCTCCATGAAATCATACCTAAAGATTACTTCTATGGTATGAAATTCGTTTGTTCCATAATTAAATTCCGCAGTCTTCCAACTGATGGGATAAACTCCAAACATTCTTGTCTCTTGGAGAGGTTGACCTTGTGCATCTAACGCAGTAATGATCATTTTATTGGCCTTAAAGTTTCCACCGTTCTCATTAAACTTACCAGTAACGGGATTATAGATACTCTTAAACCATCTCCAAAGTTGTGCTGCAACTTGAGGCTGATAAAGGTTATCAAAAGTTGCCGTAACTTCCTCAGGAGAAGCCCTACCAGGGTAGTAAACCTTATCGTTCACACGCATAACTTCAATAGGTTCAGTAGAGAAGCCTGCTGCTGTAATTTGCTTGCAAGCTAAGGTCAACTTGTCTTGTCCAGTATCAGTAAGGTCAGGGGGTAATTCAAAATGCACCTCGAATTGATATACACGTACTGAATCTAACCCTTCTGAAATTACAGGAAGACCAGTTCCTGCACTTCCTCGACGGGCTGAATCTCCTAAATAGTAAGCGGGATTAGTTGCCATTCATTTTCTCCTATAAAGTTCCTAGCTGTGCCGATTGGTTTGTAAGATTAAGTTCAAAGATTACCATCTCGGCAGTTTTGGTAGGCTTAATGAGTACTTTACACCACATTTCATTTCTATCAATGCGAACTGGAGTATTGGTACTCTCATCACATACCACCTTGAATTCTGTAATACCCCTCCGATTGGCAATATCATCCAGCATAGGATTAATTAGTTGTTCAACTCTGCTCCAAGTGAATCTATCATTGGGCTCAAACACCAATCTTTGAGTAGAAGCAAGAATAGCCTTCTTAATAAAGATCATCATGCGCCTTACATTAATTCTATCTAAAGCTGTTGGTTCCCGTTGAGCAGTTCGCTGACCAAAGATAGCGATACCTCTTTGGGGGAAGTTAACCATAGGATTAATAACATTTCCTCCTGAGTACATTGAATCCCTATCACCTTGATTAAGGATTACTTCAACATCCAAAGGCTTAGTCAATCGACCTCTCACAAAACCAGCAGGAGCGAACCAGGGATCCGCCACATTATCTGTATATGCCATTTGTCTGGCACCGTAAATCTCAGGAGCCAACCATCTGTCTTTACCATCAAAGACTTGGAATACCTTCAACCACGGCCAATAAATAGCAGTATAAGAACTATTAATAGCAGCCGACCTCATTGTGCTAAAACCATTACTCCAATCAATAGCATCTCCTGTAGTCCCAGTATTGTAAGGAGGAGATACCAAAGCAATAAAGTTTGTAGTTCTTTCTGCTACAGTTGTCAAAGCATTTTGGATAGCTTGGCTGTCTCCAACCCCTGGTCCAGGAGCCAAGGCTATGGATATATTTAAAACATCATCGTCCAGCCCTTCAATACCCTTCTTACCACCAGTATCTGCATCGGTCTCTCCAACCACAGCCGTGTCTATGTCATCTTGATCCGAAGGAATTCCATTATCGCCATCATTTAGGTTATAAGTTCCTTGAACAAGTTTTACAAAGCGAGGATTAACAGTTTCCTCAGTCTGCCCTCCGTGCGCCCCCGTAATAGTGACTGATCCAGGCAAAAGCAGTGATAGTGGTTTTTCAAAAGAAGTGAGAGCGGTTACAGCTACATCATCATAAGTTCCTGTTACCACATACCCAGTAATATAATCAGAAGTACGAGCGTCATAATTAACTCCAATTTGAGTTTCTAGGAAAGCTGAACCTGAGGTCATAGTTGTCTTAACATTCTCAGCAGCTACTCCCAAATTATTTACATCGTCCATAGTGGATTCCCCACCATTAACTTTAACTTCGAAGGACACACCACTGGTAGTTCCGTCAGCTTTCGTTCCCGTATTATACCCGTCTCCTTCCCACAAGCTTTTCACAAGATAAGCCACATCGGTATTTACAACGGTAATTCCTGATGTGGTTACACTTGGAACAGCATTTCCAGTCCATCCACCTACTTGATCTACCTCACGGAACATATTCAATGGAACATACGTTCCAGCCTCATTTTTAACACCCGCACTAATCTCTAATGTAGCACCAGAGCCAGCCGCTAATCCAACAACAAAGGAGGATGCATTAACACCAGTTGCGTCAGCAAAGGCTCCAATCCTATTGGCATCCAGTGCTCCACCTAAGACTTTCTTTAATCCTAAAACAGTGGTAGCTCCATTAGTGGCTGATACACTAAGAGTTCCCTTAGGAATATCATACGTTTTAGCATCAATAATTGTGGTACTAATACTATCCAAAGCAGTGACTGTCAATTTTACATCTGAAGTTCCCAGATCTGCGCTACCTATAGCAGACATTCCAAGATCATCGAGGCCATCGGCTGGTCGAAGAGGAGCAGCAGCAGTTCCACTTACCCATACAGAAGGGCACCCGCCGATAGAAACTGTACCCGAAGCACTCTGAGCATCGTCGCTGGCGCACCTAATAAACCTCATTGAAGTAGTGGTTTCTAAAATTTCAAGAGCACCTTCTAAGGCTTGACCCTTTATATGTTCTGAGGGCTCACCAAAAGTATCAATCAATTGTTGCTGGCTTGTAATTAAGGTAGCTTTCTGACGAGACACACCTGTAATAGGACCTCTTGAAGCAAAACCTACAATCCCAACAACGGAAGAATTAATGGTTGGCGGATAATCTGATATGTCTTTTTCAATAACATATACACCTGGACTAACGAAATTGGGCATCTAAATTCTCCTATGCATTTTTAATAGAGATTAATTTTCTCTTCTCATATCCAATTACATTTTCAGTAATATAGGAAGCAGGCACCTGAACTGTGTGATTAGGCATCAAGTAATAAGTCTTTACTCCTTTTTCTGTTCGGAAGGGCAGGTTCCAGCTTTGTAAACTTGTGTTCATTATGATCTTCATAATATTCTTCTCCTCTATATCTACTACATTTCTAACTATTTTTGATCATTTATTTAATAGATTGTTGCTTCTATATCAAATTCTTCTATTTCTCCAGTAGAGGTTATAAGAAATTGAGGGTTGGGGATGTAAGCTTCCAGAGTAATATCAAATGTTTTTCTTAAAATTCTTTCTTCTCTATCACCTACGTCTAATGTAGATGCATCACTTTCTGTCTCAATAAAAGCTAAAGCCACATTAGTATAAGGATTCTTAATTACTAAATGTGGATTAAATATTAACCTAATCTGCTCAGTTAATTGATCTAAATTACTTTTATACTTTGACCATATATTTATGCCATAAGAAATATTAACAGGACGGGGGGCTAAACTAATAACCCTAAAAGCTCTCTTTTTTGTTTCGCTCCAGTATTTATCCAATACAAGATTCGGAGAATTTCTACGTCTCTTATCATCATTGTCTGAGGAATCTTGATTAACAGAAATAATAGGAAGAATAATATTATTTTCTTGGTGCAGCTTGGCAATAGTCCTTTCAGGATGAGCATGAATACATTTTACGTCTACTAATTTTGTTTCTGAATT